ATGACGACCACAGCAGACCTCCACGCTCTTCAAATCGAACTGGAAGAGGAAGCCATCGGCCTGGGCATGAAGCGCTACAACGAGCAGATGGCCAACGGTGAAGACACCCTTCCGCCTGGCCTGAAGCTGATGAAGGCTGCCATCGAGCCCACGGCTGCTGCCATCGAGAAGTTCATTGAGGATGGGCTGGCTGGCACGGCCTCCCGCTCGGTGGGCATCATCAAGTACCTGGACCAGTTTGAAGACCGTAAGCTGGTGGCCTTCGTGACCGCCAAGGTGGTGTTCAACCACATGGGCAAGATGTCCGTGATTGGCGCGGTGGCTGGTGACATCGCCAACCGGCTGGAGGACTGCCTGAACTTCGATGCCCTGAAGGCTGCTGAGCCTGGGCTTTATAAGCAGCTCCTGAAGAAAATCGAGAAGACCCGCGATGAGCGCCACCGCCACATCGTCCTTAGGGTGCAGCAGAAGTTCGCCAAGGTGGCCACCATCAAGTGGGGCGTGAGCGAGAAGATGCGGCTCGGTACGGCCCTCATCCATCTCTTCGCTGAGGCTACCGGGCTGGTGGAGATTCAGAAGTACGTGCGCGGTGCGAATGACACCCCGTACATCGTCGCGCCCACCGAAGCCACCGCTAAGTGGCTCGCTGATGGCCACGCTCGGTGCGCCCTGATGAGCCCCATGTGTATGCCGATGGTGGTCAAGCCGCTGCCCTGGACTGGCCCGTTAGGTGGCGGCTACCTGACCAAGCCGATGCGCTTCCCACTCATCAAGACGGCCAACCGGAACTATCTGGAGGACCTGAAGCAGGTTGACATGCCGATGGTCTACCGCAGCATCAACGCTCTTCAGGAAACCCCGTGGGCCATCAATAAGGCGGTCTTCCATGTGATGCGTGAGGTGTGGGATGGCGGTGGACGGCTGGGCAAGCTCCCCGCTCGTGAGCCGCAAGCTCTCCCGCCCAAGCACTTTGACCTGGAGAACCCGGACCCTGAAGAGCTGAAGGCGTGGAAGAAGCAGGCTGCTGGCGTCTATGAAGGCAACATCCGTGGCGCATCGAAGCGGGCTGGCATGTCGTCCAAGCTGTGGATGGCAGAGAAGTTCGAAGACATCGAGCGGTTCTTCTATGTCCACAATCTGGACTGGCGTGGCCGTGCGTACCCTGTGGCCACGTTCCTGAACCCGCAAGGCTCGGACTCCGATAAGGCGCTCCTTCAGTTTGCCGATGGTTACCCGCTGGGTGAGAACGGTGCGCGCTGGCTGGCCATCCACGGGGCCAACACGTTCGGTATCGACAAGGTTGCCTTCGAAGAGCGCGTTCAGTGGGTCGAAGACCATCACGACCAGATTCTTGAGGCCGCGATGAATCCGCTGGATGGCTCCCGCTGGTGGGCCGATGCGGACAGCCCATACATGTTCCTGGCGTTCTGCTATGAGTGGCTGGCCCTCTCGATGCACACGGATATGGGCAAGGCTCAGGAAGAGTTCCTGTCCTATCTACCTTGCTCTTGGGATGGCGCGTGCAATGGCCTCCAGAACTTCTCCGCGCTGCTGAAGGATGAGGTGGGCGGCGCTGCGGTTGGTCTGGTTCCGAGTGACAAGCCCAGCGACATCTATAGTGAAGTCGCCAAGGCTGCCAACATGCTCATGGCTGAGGATGCTGCTGAGGGCTCCGCTATGGGCCTCAAGTGGCAGGGCAAGATGACCCGCAAGCTGGCCAAGCCCAACACCATGACGACCCCTTACGGAGCCACCAAGCGGGGCATGTGCCAACAGGTCGAAGGCGTGTTCCAGAAGATGAAGACCGAAGCCGCTGAGCAAGGCACCGTGCTGGAGGTCACTGCGGACCTGAAGGACTGCCAGTATCTGGCTGACACCAACTACCAGGCCATCGGTAAGGTGGTGGTGGCTGCTCACTTGGCTATGGACTGGCTCCGCGATGCTGCCAAGGTGGCCGCTTCGGACTCGCTGCCCATCCATTGGGTCACCCCCAGCGGTCTGCTGGTCCTCCAGGACTACCGTGAGATGCTGGGCCAGGCATTGGACTTCACGGTGGCGGGCAAGCGCGTTCAGATGATGCTGAAGAACGAAGGCGACAAGCTGGACCGTCGCAAGCAATCTGCTGGCATCTCCCCGAACTTCATCCACTCACTGGATGCGGCTCATATGATGCGGACGGTGAACTACTGCCTGAACCATGAGGTGACCCACTTCGCCATGATTCATGATTCGTACGGGGCACACGCAGGGCTCGCTGACACTCTTCGGAACTGTCTGCGCCGCGCCTTCGTGGATCAGTACAGCGGTGAAGTGCTGGCTGACTTCCGCAACCAGCTTGCTAATCAACTGCCCCCGGAGCTGGCCGCTGAGCTGCCCCCGCTGCCCCCTAGCGGCTCCCTGGATTTGGAAGACGTGATGCACTCGGAGTATTTTTTCGCCTGAGCGTTCCACTTGTGCATGTGTTGCAAATAGAGATGATGGCTAAACCCTGACTCTCGCTCTACCAAACGGCCCTCAGCAATCTCGCTGGGGGGCTTTCTCTTTCTGGAGGTCAATGAACGTCCGCATTTTGGAAACCGGATGGGGACCCGAACGGAACGGCTACCGAACCTATTCGGTGAAGGCGCTCATTGGCTCCGTCCGAACCGGCACAGCTCTCTATTCATCCCGCTGCGTACACCACCACACCTACGAAGAGCACCGCTCATGGGTGGAGGAAAACGTACATGCAGCGCTCTCGAAGTCCCTCATGGAAAGGCTTCTGGAGAAGCACAGGGCTAAACCCTGACTCTCGCTCTACAAACCGCACCCACAACTTTTTCCCACATCTGAAAGGCTCCACATGATTACCGTCCGCACCCTCCGTACCGTTGGTGGCATCCGCAGCGGCGCTAAAGGCACCCGCAAGCTGAACCGCTTTGCCCGTGCTCACGGCTTCCCCACCTTCGCAGCGATGAAGGCTGACTTCGACCTCCGCATGAAGGGCTATCTGGTCGAATGAACAAGGACCAACTCAATTCAGTGGTGTCGTTTCACGCAGTAGAGGCGGCCTTCGCGGCTGTCTCCGCTGTCCAGACGATGCCCAAAGCAAAGCAAGTCGTTGGCGTGGCTGTCCTCTTCTCGGTCCTCTGCGAAGAGCTGAAGCTGGACCCCAGCGAACTCATCAACAAAGCTCAGCGCATCTCCAAGGATGCTGATGGCTTCTTCACGCGGGAGATGAAAGCTCTCCGTGATTACGTGCAAGGTGAACTCCGATGACCCACGCGGAATTCCTCTGCGCCCAGGCAGAAACCCACTGGGCATCCGGCAGTCCCCTCCCTGTTGACCTGTTCATGAAGATGCAAGCAGAAGGCATCGACGTGGACAATGCAGAGCAGTCTTTCAATCTCATCAAGCAATACCACTGACATGGCAGAAAAACGACCCAAGCTGTTCAAAGCGAACTCCCCGCGTGGCATCTTCAAGTACCCCGCACTGACCAAGCCGGACTTCGGTAATGAGAAGTTCCCGAAGCCGGATGGTGAGTACAAGGTTCAGCTCGTGCTGACCGAAGAGGAAGCCGCCCCGCTCATCAAGAAGCTCCAGCCGGAGTACGAGAAGGCCATTGAAGCCGCTGAAGCGGAGTTCAAGACCCTGAAGGTGGAACAGCGCAAGAAGCTGAAGGAGGTCACGAAGAACGACCTCTACGCCACCGAGTATGACCAGGAGACCGAAGAGCCGACTGGCAACCTCATCTTCAAGTTCACGATGAAGGCATCAGGCAAGAACAAGAAGGGCGAAGAGTGGAAGCGCAAGCCGTCCATCTTCAACGCCAAGGGTATCGCTCTGAAGAACCCGCCCAGCATCTGGGGTGGCTCGGAAGGCATCGTTGCGTTCGAAGCGAGCCCGTACTTCATTCCGGGCACTGGCGCTGCTGGCCTATCGATGCGCTTGCAGGCAGTCCAGCTGCTGGAGCTGGTGAGTGAAGGCTCGCGTTCGGCTTCGAGCTTCGGCTTCGGCCAGGAAGAAGGCTATGACGAAGCTGATGAGATGCCTTCGGGTGACTCGGACGATGACGCTGGTGAATCCACTGGCGCAGCTTCGGATACCCCTGACGAGTTCTGATGGCCCGTGCTGGTTACGGTGCGCGGCACGTTGAAGCCGCGTATCGCTCTGGTCTGGAAGAGGCTGTTGCAGAACAGCTTCGCCAGGCTGGAGTGGTTGCCGCGTATGAGGAAGAAAAGATTCCCTACGTGACCCCAGCGACACCCCACAAGTACACCCCCGACTTCCGGCTCCCGAACGGCATCTACATCGAGACCAAGGGGCGGTTCGAAACCGCTGACCGGAAGAAACACCTACTCATCAAAGACCAGCATCCGGGTATCGACATCCGGTTCGTGTTCACCCGCTCGAAGACCACCATCAGCAAGGCCAGCAAGACGACCTATGGGATGTGGTGTGAGAAGCATGGGTTCCAGTACGCGGACAAATGGATTCCCGATGCGTGGCTCAAGGAGAAACTGAAGTGATGAATCACAAGGGTCTCACGCTCGTGGCACTGCTGTATCTCATGATGGTCCTACTGTGCGTCAGCGGCTACATCACCAACGTTGTCTGGATCATCAAGCACATGGCTGGCGCTATGTCTGTGGAGATGATTGTGGCCCTCATCGGCCTGTTCACGCCGCTGGGTTTCCTCCACGGCATCTATACGTGGTTCTGAGGGAGCCAGAATGAAAGTCAAGCATACCCAGAACGGAAACGTGAAGCTGGTTCTGTCGATGGACGAAGCTGAGAAGGTACGAAGCGTCCTGATGGAAGCCACCGGCCTGGCCTCTCGCGAATACGTCTCCAATCAAGTGGGGCAGTTCGGGGACCAAGTGGCAGATGCCATGTATGAAGCAGGCATCGGCTACCAGTTCTGATGACCAAGCTGACCGCTGATTCAGTGGTCTACATCGTAGTCCATTGTTCCAACACCAAGCCCCGTCAGAAAGTCGATAAGGCATACATGGAGCGCATCCACAGGCTAAAGGGCCGTTTGTGGATTGGCTATCACTATGTCCTTGACCGCAAGGGCAACATCGAGACAGGCCGCGCACTGGACCAGATTGGTGGCCACGCTCCCGGATTCGATAACAAGTCCATCGGCATCTGCATGGCGGGAGGGCTGGACCAGGCTGGTAATCGCGCTGACAACTTCACCGAAGTCCAGCGCGAGAACCTTCTTCAGCTTGTCGCAGTGCTTCACCGGCAGTTCCCTCAAGCCATCGTAGTGGGCCACCGTGACCTTCCCAACGCGAAGACCGAGTGTCCTAACTTCGATGTCAAGCAGTTCCTCCAGGAGTCCGGTTATGTACAGCCGATTCATGGCGCGAATTGAAGAGTGGCTTCGGCAGCTCTTCGAAGCCCCGCTGACGTTCTCACTCCGCTAAACCAAAGTCCTCTTTAGGCGGTCCCTATGCCAGCTCATCGGCAGGGATACACACATCCAAAGGAATCCACATGAGCAACAAACTCAGCAACAACACGTTCAAGAAAAAGACTGGCATCCAGAACATCCAGGTATTCCTGGAGTCGGGCCGCAGCATCACCGCTCTGGAAGCCCTGAGCAACTTCGGCATCTTCCGCCTGGCTTCGGCCATCGAAGTGCTGCGCAAGCGCGGCATGAACATCGAAACGGAAACGAAGCAGGACCCGAACGGCAAGACGTACGCTCGATACATGCTGGCCGCGAAGGGGGAACTGAAGGTTGGCGCTCGGGTTCGTGTGGTGGCTGCTGGCGTATTGCATCAGCGTGAGGGCGTTCTGGAGCGGATTACGGCACTTGATGGACTCTGGCCGTATGAAGTGCGCTTCAGCGACCAGCCGGGACTGAGCCCTTTCGACGCACACGAACTGGAGGTCATCTAATGAACGTCATTCGCCAAGCATTCGCCAACATGCTGTGTGACTGCATGAACCCCACGGCTCTCGCAGTCACCGTTCGTGATGCCCTGAAGCGCACTCCGCGCCTCACCCGTGACCAGCAGCGCGGCTGGTCCACGAACATCTCCTTCCGCACCTACAACGCCCTCAAGAATCAGGGCGTGCTCGCCTAAGCCGCATGGCTGAGAGCGAATTCATCCACAAGGAGCCGTGCCCTAAGTGTGGCAGCAAGGACAACCTTGCGCGCTACTCCGATGGGCACGCCCACTGTTTCACCCAGGGGTGTAAGCACTGGGAGCCTCCTACAGACGGCCAAGAGTACACACCACGAGCCACGGCAGGGAGAAAGGTGGGAAAGGATTTGATTCTGGATGGTGAGGTCCGCGCGTTACCCAAGCGGAAACTCACTGAGGAAACGTGCCAGAAGTTCGGGTACACCGTAGGAACTAGCAGCAAGGGCAACACCGTGCAGCTCGCTCCGTACTTCGATGGGACCACCTTGGTGGCTCAGAAGATGCGCGATGCGGAGAAGAACTTCGTCACGCTTGGGGAGTTCAAGAGTGCTGGCCTGTTTGGTCAGCAGCTCTGGCGTGATGGCGGCAAGAAGATTGTCATCACCGAAGGCGAGATTGACTGCATGACGGTCTCCCAGCTTCAGGGCAATAAGTGGCCTGTGGTGTCCGTACCGAACGGCGCTCAGGGGGCTGCAAAGGCTCTCAAGAAGCATCTGGAGTGGCTGGAGCAGTTCGAAGAAGTTGTCCTGCTGTTCGATATGGATGAGCCTGGCCGCGAAGCGATGGCTGAATGTGCCCCGCTCTTCACCCCCGGCAAGTGCAAGCTCGCGAGCCTCCCGAACGGGTTCAAAGACCCGAACGAGATGTTGCTCGCGGGCAGGGGCTCTGAGGTCATCGACGCTATCTGGGGGGCAAAGAGTTATCGCCCCGATGGCCTGGTAAACATCAAGGACATCCGCGAACAGCTCCGCAAGGCTGTTGAGATTGGCCTTCCGTGGTTCCTCCCTGAACTCACTGACATCACCTATGGCCGTCGCTATGGGGAAATCTATGGGCTCGGTGCGGGTACTGGAGTGGGCAAGACTGACCTCCTGACCCAGCAGCTCGCATACGACATCAGCGTTCTGAAGCTGCGTGTCGGGACCATCTTCCTGGAGCAGGCCCCCACAGAGACCGCTAAGCGTGTCGCTGGGAAGCTGAAGGGAAAGCGGTTCCATGTGCCTGATGACGGCTGGACTCAGGAGGAACTGGAGGCTGCTGTGGATGAGCTTGAGGCTGCTGACAGTCTCATCATGTACGACTCCTTCGGTGAGACTGAATGGGACATCGTGAAGTCGAAGGTTCGCTTCATGGCTGTCTCTGAAGGTATCCGCGTGATCTACATCGACCACCTCACAGCGATGGCTGACACCGCTGATGAGAAGGGCTCGCTGGAGCAGATCATGAAGGAGATGGCTGGCTTGGCTAAAGAGCTGGACATCATCATCACCTTTGTGTCCCACCTGACCACACCGGAGAAAGGCAAGAGCCATGAAGAAGGTGGACGCGTCACCATCCGCCACTTCAAAGGGTCCCGTGCGATTGGCTTCTGGTCCTACTACATGTTTGGCTTGGAGCGTGACCAGCAGGCTGATGACGAAAGCATCCGCCAGGTGACCACTCTGCGAGTTCTGAAGGACCGCTACACAGGGCAGGCAACAGGCAAGACCATCTACCTCGGCTATGACGCTGAGACAGGGCTACTCAAGGCACTGGACGGTAACCCGTTCGATGACGAGAGCGGCTCAAGCAAACAACCCCCGTGGGACGAAGACTCCCCATTCTGAAAGGACTAACCATGTTCGCAGCGAAAATCGTATCGGCAGTCACGAGTGGTCTGAAGGCATCCGTAGCAGCACTGGCGAAGGCTGAAGCTGGTCATCGCGCAGCGGCTCTGTTGCATGAAGCACAGGCAGCAGCCCACAACGCGAAGGCCGCAGTGGCACGCTCGGAAGCTGATGCAGCAGCCAAGCTCCGCGCAGCAGTCAGCAAGGTATTCGACTGAGCTTCAGCTACTCGAAGACCGGCCTGCAACTCACCCAGCAGTTCGAGGGTTGCAGGTTGACTGCCTATCAGGATTCTGTAGGTGTCTGGACCATCGGCTACGGCCACACAGGTCCTGAGGTCTGCAAGGGCCTCACCATCACCCAGGAGCAAGCCTTAGCGCTTCTCCTTCAGGACATCGCCAAGTTCTCCGCTGCTGTCAATCGGCTGGTCACTTTGGACGATGCAGGCAGCCCCGATACGGATGGACTGCCCGACTTCACCCAGGATGAGTTTGATGCGCTGGTGGACTTCGCGTTCAACCTGGGCATCGGTGCGCTCGCTGGCTCCACGTTGCTCAAGAAGCTCAACGCTGGGGACATCGAAGGTGCAGCGGATGAGTTCCTGAAGTGGGACCACGCAGGCGGCAAGGTACTCGCTGGGCTCACCAAGCGTAGGCAGGGTGAACGTGCGCTGTTCCTGCTGGGAGCGCACTTCGGTAAGTGAAGTACACGCACGACAAACATAGGGCTGCCTTCGGGTGGCCCTTTTTCATTTGGATTGGCTACTCGATAGGGAGAGCGAATGACCAAGCACTATAGCGGCGTGAAGCTGCATGACAGTGGCATTACCCCTGTGAATCTGACACCAGAGACCATCAAGGCAGAGCCGATGTTATTTCGGGCTGAGCACGCGTTTGCGTTCAAGCACGGCGGCTGGCTGACGCGCCGGTTCCTGGATGAAGCTACTGGCATCTGGGGGAATCTCGATGGTTGCATCATTGACTCACGCCACCACATGCTGATGCCGGGAATGTACCCGTGCATCCCTGGCTGGCACACCGATGATGCGCCGCGTGATCCTAACCGCTGGGGTGGACAGCCTGACATCTTCGACCCTGAGTACGAGACTGAGCATCTGCTGTGTATCGTGGATGCGGGCACCGAGAGCCTGACTGAGTTCCTCATTGGGGACATTCTCTTCAACGAATACGCGTTCGTGAAAGCCCTGGAGAAGGGGCAGAACTTCTACAAGACCGCAGACCAACGCATCTGCGCGCATGAGAATGACACCATCCAGGTAGCCTCAGGCCAGCTCGCTGAGTTCAATGTCCACTCCTGGCACCGTGGCCAGCCCGCCAAGGCACGCGGCTTCCGCTGGTTCATCCGCATCACGCGGAACAGCCGTCACAAGGTAGAGAACGAGATTCGTTCGAACGCTCAGGTGTACATCACCGACTCATCGTATGGGTGGTAATCGGTGAGACTAGTTAGCGACATCGAATCCGATGGCCTGCTGGACTCAATCACGAAGATTCACATGATTGTCCACCGGGACATCGACAGCGGCAAGGTCCACATCTTCAGCTCTGTAGACCCCATCCATACCATCGAAGCTGGCCTTGCGATGGCTCAGGCAGCGGACCTCACGGTTTGGCATAACGGCATCTCTTACGACATCCCGGCTATCCAGAAGCTGTACCCGTGGTTCTCTCTCGCCCACAAGAAGGTCATCGACACGCTGGTGTATGCCCGCCTGGTCTACCCAGACCTGTGGGACATCGACACCAAGCTGTACGAGAAGGGCAAGCTCCCCGGCAACCTCCGCAAGCGCCAGTCACTGGAGGCGTGGGGTTACCGCCTGGGGGACTACAAGGGTGACTATGAAGGTGACCCGCTGATTGCTGATGAGAAGGAGCGCAAGGCTCGCAAGTGGGAACGCTGGAACCAGGCGATGCAGGACTACTGCGTTCAGGATACCGGAGTGACGTTCAAGCTCTTCCAGAAGCTGGAGAGCAAGGGCTACTCACGGGAAGCCATCGACATTGAGCATGGTGTTGCATGGGTCCTCTCGCGTCAGGAGCGCTACGGCTTCATGTTCGACAAGCCTGCCGCTGCGAAGCTGCTGGCTCTGCTGGTCAAGGAGAAGCTGCGGCAAGAGGAAGAGCTGGCCACGGTCTTCAGGCCGATGTGGATGCGCGATGGAGCCATCTTCACCCCGAAGCGGGATGACAAGAAGCGTGGCTACGTTGCAGGCGTTCAGTTCCAGAAGATCAAGCTGACCGAGTTCAATCCTGGCAGCCGTGACCACATCGCTCTGTGGCTCAAGCGGCTCTACGGTTGGAAGCCGGATGAGTACACCAACGATGGCAAGCCGAAGGTGGACGAAACGGTTCTCAACGGGCTCCAGTATCCAGAAGCTAAGGCACTCCAGAAGTACCTGATGGTGTGCAAGCGGCTGGGCCAGCTCGCTGAGGGTAAGGAAGCTTGGTTGAAGAACGAGAAGAACGGACGCATGCACGGCTCGGTCAACCCGAACGGTGCAGTCACCAGGCGTATGACCCACAGCCGGCCAAACATGGGCCAGGTCCCAGCGGGCTATTCGCCTTATGGGCATGAGTGCCGTGCGCTGTTCACCGTCCCCAAGGGCAAGGTTCTGGTTGGCGCTGATGCTGCTGCACTGGAGCTACGTGACCTAGCTGGGTACATGGCTGCGTATGACGGTGGTGAATACGTCAAGGTGGTTCTCGAAGGGGACAAGAGCAAGGGCACTGATATCCATTCGGTCAACGCCAGGGCTCTTGGACTGGACCCTAAGGGCGCCTACTTCGATGGCGAGAGTGGCCGTGACATTGCCAAGACGTGGTTCTACGCGTTCATCTACGGAGCTGGTGACGAGAAGCTTGGGTTCATCACCACACGGGTGAAGGGTCCTAAGGCTCGCTCTGCTGGCAAGAAGAGCCGTGCGGACTTCATGCGCAACCTCCCTGCACTGGGCAAGCTCGTGGAGCGTGTCAAGGCCGCAGTGAAGGAACGCGGGTTCCTCAAGGGACTCGATGGCTGCATCCTCCACATCCGCTCGCAACACTCCGCGCTGAATACCCTGCTGCAATCCGCTGGCGCAATCCAAATGAAAAAGGCCCTGTGCATCCTCGACGCTGACATTCAGGCGATGGGGCTCGTGCCAGGTATCAACTATGAGTTCGTCGCGAACGTGCATGACGAATGGCAAATTGAGGTAGATGAAGAACATGGCGAAGCCGTTGGTAAGTTGGCTGTCCAAGCTATCCGAAAAGCTGGCGAGTATTTCAAGTTCAAGTGCCCGCTCGATGGAGAGTACGGAATCGGCCGCAACTGGGCAGAGACTCATTGAGGTCCTGCACCGCGCACAGAATGGGGGCTTCAGTCTCCAGTGCGATTACGCGCGCGTGAATGCTGGGTACGTGAGCATGGCAGCATCAATGGGCCTCATCACGACCGAGCAGGAGCGCGGTAAGTTCGGGCGTAAGTGGTTCGCCACGCGCAAGGGCAAGGCGTTCCTGGAGGTCCACTGATGGCCACCGTGGCGCAGCTCAGGGAGTACCTTGCGGGCCTTCCTGATGATGCAGAGGTGTTCGTGCTGGAGGAAGAGCGCGGAAATTACTACACCACTACACGATTCGAGCCTCTCAACCTAGACCCTTACGAAGGTAACGTGGACTACAACACAAGCCTGGGGACCAACCACCTCTACTTGGGGGAGAACTGATGTTCGGACTAACGAGCAGTGTCATCAAGTGGGCCATCGGAATCGCGGTGGCCCTTTTCATTTGTGCCGCAGCTTTCTTTGCGGTCCACACATTCACATCGACGGTGAAGCAGAACGGGCAGCTCCAGGCCACGAACGTGACCCTGAAGGCTAACTCAGTGAAGGCTTCGAGTGCTACGGAAGTAGCCGTTCAGAAGCTCAGCCAGCTCGACACCATTACCCAGGAGAAGCAAGCAAGTGAGCAAGCAATCCACAAAGACAACGCAGCATTCAAGCATCAGCGTGAAGTCCTCGCAGCGAGCAGCCCTGTGGTCAAAGCGTGGGCTGATGAGCCTGTGCCTTCCGCTGTTGTTCTCAGCCTGTGTGAGCGAACCGCAGTCCGAAGCCCCGATTGTCACCGAGACCAAAACGGTAGCAATCCCCAAGTCGCTGACAGCGCGAACGCAAGCAGCGGTGTGCAGGCTGGCCACTAACGGAGACCTGGTGGACTGCATCAAGGCATACGACAACCAACTGAACTCGTGCAACGCTGACAAGGGCCGCATTGAGGACTTTCAAAAGGACCCGAAGTGAGCCAACTCAATCCGAAGATTCAGCAGCTATATCCCTGGCAGCGTGTCCTACTGCTGACCCTCGCGCTGCCATTCGTCATTGTCTACGCGTATGCGAAGCATCTGATTCAAGAGCTTCGCGAAGACTGGCCAGCTCTGAAGGCTGAGGTCAAGGAGGGCTACCACCTCTGCTGGACGGAGCCGCGCGGGTGACCCACGACCAGCTCATGGCGTTCCACACGGCTGAGCTGCTGGAAGCACATCGGCAGCTCACCATCGCTGGCATCGCCACGGAACTCAACGGAAACCCCCTGACCATCAGCCAGCGGTGTGCCCTGGCGCGCACTGCCCTGACCGCATGGGGCACCACACAATCAGTTATGAGGAAAGCACGTCAGTGAATCTCATCCAACAATTTGACGAAGCGCTTGCTCGGCTTCAGGCAGTAGGTGTGCAGGGCCTCATCGCGGGGGGCGCTGTACGGGACCATCTTCTGAATCGTCCGGTCAAGGACATTGATGTGTTCGTCCCGCACTCGGAAGGCATCCAGCGGAAGCTTCAGGAAGCCTTCGGTGTCCTGCATGTGAACCCGCTCATCTCCGCTGAGTACGCTGGAGCTGGTGGTGAGGTGGAGCATGTGTATGAAATCAACATCTCCAGTGACCCGTTCGACCCGGATGCTGGCCGCCCACCGCTTCAGGTCATCGTTCTGGCTTCCGGTCTGGACCCTGAAGAACGCGCTCGCCATCATGACTTTGGCATCTGCCAATGCTGGTATCGGGGCAACGGCCAGTTCGGTCAGACGTTGGCCTTCACGAACGACCTGATGCACAAGCGGTTCACCCTCAGCCACTGTGAAGACCAGCAGCAGTTCGACCGTTCGATGCGTCGCTGGGCTCGCTTCTCGGAACGGTTCGAAGGGTTCTATCTGTACGTGCCTGTGGAGTTCGCGGAGTACCGTGAGGACGCTGAGGTGTTCGCATGAGCAACATCACCACGGCAGAGGTCCTGAAGCTATTCGAAGATGAGAGCGAAGACCTGAAGGAAATCGTAGGCGGTGATTGGGAAATCGACTACAAGGATTACGCCAGCCGCTCTACCGTTCAGCAGCACGTCCCCACTGGCCGATACTTTTCGATTACCGAGAACCGCTCTGGTAGCTATTACACGGATTACTTCTACGGTGATTCTGACTGTACCGAAGTGGAGCCTGTGGAAGTCACAGTGACTCAGTATCGAGCGGTCAAAGGTTGAGGACCACGCTGCTGATTGACGCGGACATCGTGGCGTTCAAGGTGGCCTCCATCTCCCAGAAGACATTCAAGTTCGAAGGGGAAAACGGTGAGGTCATCGAAGCGCTAACGGTGGACGAATGGGATGAGGTCTATCCCCGCGTGGATGTCCTGCTGGCTGAGTACATGGAAACCACGAAGGCTGATGACCTCATCATCTGCCTGAGCTGCCCGACTGAGGAAGGCTGGCGTATCGGCATCTATCCTGAGTACAAGGCCAACCGCGACTACTCGAAGCGTCCGGTCCACCTGTCCGCAGTGAAGGACTACATGGCTGAGAAGTACCGCAGCTACCGCAAGCCCACGATGGAAGCAGACGACATCATGGGCATCCTCTCCACCCACCCAAAGCTGGTCCCCGGCAAGCGAATCATCGTGTCCGAAGACAAGGATATGCAGACCATCCCCGGATGGCTCTGGAATCCCGCTAAGGACACCAAGCCGCGCCTCATTGATGAACATCACGCCAACTACTTCCACCTCTACCAGGCCCTCATCGGTGACACCACTGATGGCTATAAGGGATGCCCTGGCATTGGTCCTAAGAAGGCTGAGCCGATTCTGGAGGCACACTGCCACGAGACAAAGCATGACAGCCGCTTTGACGTGGAGGGGGCATGGGAATCCATCGTGGCAACCTACGCGAAGAAGGGGCTGACTGAAGAGGACGCATTGCTTCAGGCACGCCTGGCTCGCATCTGCCGTGCCAGTGATTACGACTTCAAGAAACAGGAAGTGATTCTTTGGAAACCGCAGTAAAGAACAGCAAGACCTGTCTGGACTGCACCCACGGAAAGATTGACCTCAGCAATGGGTCCGTGCGGTGCATCCAGCAAGACCGTGAAGTTATCCAGTGGTTCACCACTCCCGAAAAATGCGCTGACTACAAGGACCAAGCTTGAGCCAAGAACGAGACTGCAACACCTGTGCGAACCATGTGCAGGGCCGAAGCTTGGATGACATCCCTTCGATTTGCTGGGTCTGTACCAGTTCGGAAACTCGTGGCGGTGAAGTGCTTCCGCAATGGAAGGCGATTGACGCCAGCTCACTGAGGGGCACCAACCCCACGGTGGCCATCACGGATGAGGTTACCGCCTTGGACCGTCAGGTTGGTGGGGCTCATTACAAGGGCCTGAAAATTCAGCCGATGGAATACTCGATTGCCAACGGGCTCAACGCATGTGCTCACACGGCCATCAAGTACATAACCCGTAAGAAGGGCGACAAGGCCAAGCGGCTCGAAGACCTGGACAAGGCCATCCATTCGATTGAGCTTTACAAGCAGTTCATCCTGGACGGAGTTCTGGAAGACTGAGCTGAACCGCTGGGAGCCGCTACCACAGGGCTTCTGGCGGATTAGCAGTGCTTAACCCTGACTCTCGCTCTACGCCAATTTTGCAATGTATTAGAGATACTGAGGCGTAATGTCCGATTCACTCTCATCCCGCATTGGCAGCCTCATCACGCTTGACCTCCTGAAGGCACTTGATGAGCTGTATCCCCTACGCCTCCCCGACCCGAAGGATTCCCCAGCGGAACTCTGGATTAAGGTTGGAGAGCGCCGCTTAGTCGAAGTCCTGCATGCGAAGTACGCAGAGGCTAACGACCCCTCCTGAGGTCCCTCCCCATGTGCATGTCAGCTCCTGACACTCCGAAGAAGCAGACGGTCGCACCAGCTCAAACCCCCAATCCGATGGCGAACCCTGACAACACCCCGAACAGTGCAACTGTAGGCGGTCAACGGGCAGCATCGGCTGGGCGTAATGCGCTGCGTATTGACCTGACCCAGCCAACCACCGCAGCCACAGCCGCGAATGGTCTCACGATTCCCCAAGGATGAGTGAAGCTGAAGGCAGTCTCCGGGGACGCTATGACAAGCTGAGCGGTGACCGGTACGCGTTCCTTGAACGTGGACGTGACTGTGCGAAGCTCACCATCCCCACCCTACTCCCTCCAGAAGGCTCAACGAGTGCAACGAAGTTCCGCACCCCGTACCAGTCCCTGGGCGCTCGTGGCGTCAACAACCTAGCAGCAAAGCTTCTGCTGGCCCTGCTTCCGCCTAACTCACCGTTCTTTCGCCTAGTGGTCGATGACGTGATGCTGGTGAAGCTGACAGGCCAGCAAGGGATGCGCGCACAGGTAGAGAACGCCCTGAGCAGCATGGAACGCTCAGTGATGAGCACCATCGAAACAAGCACTATCCGCACGTCAGCGTTCGAAGGTCTAAAGCTCCTGCTGGTGACCGGCAACGTTCTCTTCTTCCTGGCACCTGAGGGTGGCATGAAGGTGTTCAGGCTGGACCGCTATGTGGTCAAGCGGGACCCGATGGGGAACGTGCTGGAAATCATCACGAAGGAGAATGTCTCGCCTATGGAACTCCCGGCAAACATCCGGGATACGGTACTGGCGAACAAGACCAACGATGACAACAAGGACATCATTGAGGTCTATACCTGCATCAAGCGCACTCTCACGAACTGGGAAGTGTGCCAAGAGGCGAATGGTATCGACCTGCCTGATTCCCGTGGCTCGTACCCTCTGGGCAAGTCCCCCTGGATTCCTCTGCGGTTTATCGCAGTGGATGGGGAAGACTATGGCCGTGGCTTTGTCGAAGAGTATCTGGGTGACATTCAATCCCTGAACGCTCTCCGTAAGGCCATCGTACAGGGCTCCGCAGCGGCAGCCAAGGTTCTCTTCCTGGTCAAGCCGAACTCCACCACGAAGCTCCGAGTGCTCACCGAGAGTGAGTCAGGCGCTGTGAAGGAGGGCAATGCGGATGATGTCACAGTACTTCAGATGAACAAGCAGGCTGACTTCGCAGTAGCGAAGCAGACGTGCGACACCATCACACAAGAGCTTTCATTCGCGTTCTTGCTCAACACCGCAATCCAGCGGGACGGTGAGCGGGTTACTGCGGAAGAGATTCGCTACATGGCCAATGAGCTGGAGAGTTCTCTGGGCGGTGTCTACTCGACACTCAGCCAGGAGTTTCAGCTACCACTCGTACAACGGGTGATGTTCCAGATGGAGCGCCAAGGGAAACTCCCTGTGCTTCCTCAAGGGACCATTAAGCCAGCCATCACCACCGGCATTGAAGCCATTGGACGTGGTAACGACCTCACGAAGCTCCAGCAGTTCATGACCTCGCTTGAACAGCTTGGTCCTCAAGTAGCCCCCACATACGTCAACATGGGTGACCTCATCAAGCGTACCGGAGCATCGCTCGGTATCGACATGAACGGCCTCATCAAGACGGATGAACAGATTGCAGCAGCAGAGCAGCAGGCTCAGATGCAGAACATGCTTCAGACCCTCGGCCCTAACGCAGTGAATCAGATTGGTGGCTTGGCTAAACAACGTATGCAGGGCTCGCAGCAAGCAGCCCCACAAGGACAGTAATGGCAGACGCTATCCCAGCAGCTACCGGCGAAGCTCAAGCTCCGGTAGATGAAGCACCCGCAGCGGCGGCAGCCCCATCGAAGAAGGCTAAGGCCCCCGCAAAGACTCTGGCGGATGGCTTCCAGATTCCTGAAGGCGCTGTTCAGGTTGATTCGCACGAAGCATATCGGGTGGACTTCTGATGACCGAAAAGGCAAACGCGGCAGCCGACCAGGCCGCAGCTACTCCGCAGCCGGGAACTCCTGAACACGATGCAGCGATGGCTGCAAAGTTCGACGCAGCGAATACCGCAGCAGTTACGCCTGAGGCTCCAGCTCGCCCTGAGCATGTCCCGGAGAAGTTCTGGAATGCTGAGACTGGCGCTATCGACACGGCTGCGTGGGCTCAGTCCTACAAGGAACTGGAGCAGAAGCAATCGCAAGCCAAGCCGGTAGAGAACCAACCGGCAGCCGCAGCCGCAGCAGGAGCTGAAGGCGCAGCTACCGATGACGCGGCAAAGGCAGCACTGGAATCGAAGGGCCTCAAGCTGGACGAGTTCAGCACTGAGTTCCAGAAGTCTGGTGCGCTGTCTGAAGACTCGTACAAGAAGTTGGAGGATGCTGGCATCCCGAAGCCGATGGTCGATGCGTACATCGCTGGTCAGCAAGCTCTGGCAGCTCAGGTGCAGGCTCAAGGCTTTGAAGCCGCTGGGGGCAAGGAGCAGTTCGAACAGATGGTCAAGTGGGCAGCTACCGGCCTAACGCCTGGTGAGATTGCTGCCTATGACGCTGCTGTAACGAGCGGCACCGTGGACCAAATGAAGCTCGCTGTGACTGGCCTCCGTGCCCGCTACGAAGCTGCTAATGGCCGCGAGCCTGGTCTTCTGGGTGGCAAGCCTGGTAGCAGCAACGCACCTGGCTACGCATCCCGCGCTGAGATGACCACGGATATGAAGGACCCGCGCTATAGCAAGGACCCTGCATTCCGCGCCAAGGTTGAAGCCAAGCTTGCAGCCACCACGGCCTTCTGAGCATGGGCTTCCTCCACATGAAGGGCGCTACGGTCAACGCTAGTGGCATCCTCATCGCTACCGCTCGTCCCATTGGGACCAACAAGATGGACCTGACTGATGCCTCTCTGGATCACGGAACGTCCATCCTGTACGGTGGTGAAACCATCCCGATTCACGAAGCGATTCGCATGGGTCTCCTGTGGCGCGATGCCACGAACACGCTGGTAGAGCTGAATCAGGCTCAACCCGCCACCCGCACCAACGCTTAACCGCATCACCATCTCAAGCACACCTAGCAAGGAACACTTGGCCTCCCTGAGGGGAGACAACCATGCACACGTCCGAAGCTCTGCTGTAGCTCTGAAGTGAACCCTCCAAGGCCACCCTCTGGCCGCTATTCACTCATTCAAGGATTTACCAAATGGCAGACGCAACAGTCATCCGCCCTGGGCAGGTAAACGGCGCAGGCGCTACCGATGCTCTTTTCCTCAAGGTCTACGGTGGTGAAGTTCTGACCGCATTCGAGCAGAACAACATCGTGATGCCGCTCCATACGGTGCGTACCATCAGCTCGGGCAAGTCGGCTCAGTTCCCGGCAACGTGGCGCGTGAACGCTCGCTACCACACTCCGGGTACGGAAATCGTTGGTCAAGCTTCGAACGTGAACGAACGTGTCATCACGATTGACGACCTGCTGATTGCAGATGCGTTCATCGCGAACATTGACGAAGCGAAGAACCACTACGACTACCGTTCGATTTATTCGGCTGAAACTGGCCGTGCTCTCGCAGCGAACTGGGACAAGAACGTTCTCCAGGTGATGTGCCTTACGGCTCGCCTCTCGGCAACCGTTACGGGCGCTTACGGTGGTACGCAGCTCACCTCGGCTACCACGCTGTACAAGACGTCCGCTACGGACCTGGCTGCTGGTATCTACACGGCTGTCCAAACGTTCGATGAGAAGGACATCCCGGAAACGTCGCAGAAGAACGCGTTCGTTCGACCGGCTCAGTATTACCTCCTGGCTCAATCGACGGCCCTCCTGAACCGTGACTGGACCTCGGGCAATGGTGACTACAAGGATGGCAAGATTCTCCAGATTGGTGGGGCTTACATCCAGAAGACGAACCACCTCCCGAACAGCAACATCACCACAGGTCCGACCGCTTACCAAGGCGACTTCTCGAAGACTGCTGCTGTGGTCACCACGAAGGAATCGGTGGGCACGGTGAAGCTTCTGGACCTCGCTCAGGAGATGGCTTACGACATCCGCCGTCAAGGCACGCTGATTGTGAGCAAGTACGCAGTGGGCCACGGCTCGCTTCGTCCTGAATGCGCGGTTGAGCTTCTGACGACCACGTAACCCATGCAGTAACCCTAGGGGGATTCTCTTTAACCGGAGGGTCCCCCTTTTTTGTTTACCTCTCACAGGGCTTCCCCAATGGCTACAGCCTTCATGACCGAGTTGGAAGCAGTCAACATGTGCCTTGCGGCCATTGGCGAATCCCCGGTCAACACCCTCCAGAATTCCGGCCTTGCTGATGTGGCCAGCGCACGAGCCAAGCTGACTGAATTCAGCCGAACCGTTCAGTCCACCGGCTGGGCATTCAACACCGAACACGGGTTCCCACTCACGCGCGCTGCTGATGGAACCATCACGGCCCCGCTCAATGTCCTGAAGGTCTCAATCGACCGCCGCGTGTCAGCCGCTCAGGTGGCTCAGCGTGGCCAGAGGATTTACGACAAGAAGAATCACACCTACGTCTTCACGGAAGACCTGAAGGCTGACGTGGTGTTCTTCCTGGACTGGGACGAACTACCGCAGACAGCACGGCAGTACATCGCAGTGTGCGCAGCTCGGTCTTTCCAAGCCACGGCATTCACTTCAGACACCATCGACAAGCTCACGGAGAACGATGAGCTGAAAGCGCTGGTGGCCCTGAAGGATGCTGAAGGTGACAACGGGGAATACAACATGTTCTATGACAGCTACAGCGTGGCTGAGGCGTGGATTCGCCCTGACACCGCGCTTCTGTATAACGGCTCTTCGGCTTAATGCTGATTAACAAGAGCATCCCCAGCCTGTTCAATGGTGTCAGCCAGCAGCCCCCAACGCTTCGCCACGACACCCAGGCTGAACTCAGCGAGAACGCTTACCCCTCCATCGCAATCGGCCTCCGTAAGCGGCCTCCGCTGTCTTATCTCGCTTTGCTCTCCAGGGCCGTTATCAGCAATGCTGCGGTCCACATCATCAACCGTTCGGTCAATGAGCGGTACGTGGTGTTCGCCACGAGCGGTGGCATCCAGGTGTTCAGTCTACTTGACGGCACATCCCGCACTGTGGCATTCCCGAATGGGACTGGCTACCTGGCATCCGCAAGTCCCTCAACGGACTTCGGATTTGTCACTGTGGCTGACTACACGTTCATCCTAAACAGGTCCGTGACGGTCACGCAGGGCTCCGCTAGTGCCCTCAATCCAGCCAACGTGGCGTACTTCTCGGTCACCCTGGCTGAGCCGAACATGGCCTACAACATCACGATTGACGGCCAAACCGGAAGCTACTCCACTGGGGACACTGCGGATGATTCGCAGGTTATCGCGAGCAAGCTGGTCGATGCGCTGGCCCTGGCCATTCCAACCGGCTACACGTTTAGCGTTCTGCCCAGCACGTCCATCGTTAAGGTTGTGAAGAGCACCGGGAGTATCACCCAGTCAGCTTGTTCAGATGGCTATGCGAACACCGCAATGCTGGACATGACGAAGGCAGTTACCACTTTCTCCAAGCTCCCTCCGACATTCGAGCAGGGGTACACCCTGCACATCTCAGGTGACCCAACAGGGGGCACGAGCGACTACTACGTTCAGTGGGGCGGCTCTTCCTGGGTGGAGACCACTGCACCCGGCACGGTGAACACGCTGACTCCTGAAACCCTACCTTGGAAGCTGGTACGCCAAGCTGATGGGACGTTTCAGTTCTCACCAGTGGACTGGGCACCTCGCCGTGTGGGGGATGACAGCAGCAACCCAGCACCTTCGTTTGTGAACCGCACCATCGCTGACATCTTCTACTACCGTGGGAGGCTTGGATTCCTGGCGGATGAGAACGTGTGCATGTCCAGGTCTGGTGAGTATTACAACTTCTGGGCCAAGTCAGCCACAGCAGTGCTGGACACGGACCCCATTGACACCAACGTGGGTACGAACAAGGTGTCCATCCTCAAGTTCGCCGTTCCGTTTGACAAGAGCCTCCTGCTGTTCTCGGACCAGACCCAGTTCCAGCTCACGGGCGGTCAGGAGCTGATGAGCCCGAAGACGGTCAAGGCTGACGTGGCTACGGAGTTCGATAGCGGCACCGCAGCGCGCCCTGTTGGGATTGGACAAGCGGTGTATTTCGGTGTCACTGTAGGTCAGCATACGGGAATTCGAGAGTACTACGTAGATGCCACCACGCTGACTAACGATGCCACTGACGTAACGGCGCACGTCCCCACGTACCTCCCCGCAAACCTCTTCAGTCTGACCGCAAGCTCGTCTGAGGATGTCTTGTTCGCGCTGTGCAGGGATGAGCCTAACGTGGTCTACGTGTATAAGTTCTTCTGGTCAGGCAACACCAAGCAGCAGAGCGCATGGTTCAAGTTCGTGTTTGATTCTGGCACTACAGTACTGGGCGCTGAGTTCATCAACAACAAATGCTACTTCATCCTGAACAGGGCTGACGGAACGTATCTGGAAACGATGGACCTACAGCCTGACCTGTCCGATGCTGGGATTGGGTTCATTGTCCACCTGGATCATCGCGTGTACATCTCCGGGACTTACGATGCAACCAAGGGGGTGACCACGTTTGCGCTTCCCTATGCCCTGCAATCTACCGGCTACACGATGGTGGCTGGTCCTGCATTCACAGGCAAAGTAGGAAAGCGCATCCCATTCACCGTGACTGGGGCCTACTCCGTCACCGCGCAGGGGAATTGGTCCGCTGGTCCCGTGTTCTTCGGGCAGGACTACGTAGAGCGTTACGTGTTCTCCCAGCAATACGCCAAGGACCAGAACCAGGTGGCGATGACCAACGGTAAGCTAAAGCTGCGCCGCTTCTACATCGACTACACGGACAGCGGGTACTTCCGCGTGGAGGTTCAACCCAAGGCTCGCGATACGTACACCTACGTGTTCAGCGGCCACACCCTTGGGACTGGCTCATCCACGCTCGGAGTTCCATCAATCGAGTCAGGGACTTTCAAGTTCCCAGTGATGACCGCGAATGAGGGTGTCAGGATTGAAGTAATCAATGACACATACATGCCCTCCACACTCCAGTCCGCTGGGTGGGATGGGGAGTTCGTTACCTTCGGGAGGCGCATGTGATTATCCGCAAAGCAACTGAAGCGGATTGCCATGACCTCTTCCCACGCCTAAGAGTAAAGGACCGTGTGGAGATTGCGCTGTCCTCAGGTGACACTACGGTGGGCGTGATGCTGCGCTCACTGGAGGCTTCCGATGAAGCGTGGGTGGCGCTGAACGATCAAGGAGAACTCTTCGGTATCTATGGGGTGGCTGAGGTCCAAGGACTTGGTAGCCCCTGGATGGTGGCCACGCCTGAGGTCTACCGATACCAGAAGGAGCTTGTAAAGGATGGCCGTGAGTGGGTCAAGTCGATTCTCCCAAAGTACTCACGGCTGTTCAACTTCGTCCACGCGGAGAACACGCAGTCCATCGCGTGGCTCCGTAGGCTTGGATTCACGATTGGTGAGCTGGTCCCTGAATACGGCGCTGGGCGAGCCCCCTTCTACCTTTTCTATCAGGACCCCCAATGTGTGACGGAGTAAGTGAAGCAACAATGGTCATGATGGCCATCTCAGCGGCCTCAGCGGCTGCCAGTGCTGTGGAGCAGAAGCAGATGGCAGACCGGCAATCAGCAGCAGCTCAGCAGGCTTATGACTCTGATGTGGTGCAGACCAAGAATGCGATGGTAGAGCAGAGTCAACAGGCGGCCGGTCAGATGTCTGAGCGGGCTCGCCAAGCGATGGTAGAGACTGGACACCTACAGGCCCTTGCGAATGACTCAGGGACCAACGGGGGCGGCAGTAATGACCGAGTAACCAACGAAGCAAACTTCAATGCTGGCCAGGACATCGCAGCAATCCAGGCTAACGCGTCTTCGGCACAGCGTCAGTTAGTGGGCCAGCTCAATGGCAGCTACGCACAGGCAGTCTCCAGGGATGCGAGCATCCAGCAGCCTAGCTTGATTGGCACCGGCTTGCAGATTGCGAGCGGTGTTGGTAACGCGTACACCAGGGGGCAGGCAGCACAGGGACGAGCAACAGGCGCGGTCCCCACGAATCAGTACAACTTCACCACTTAACGCTATCTGAGGATAGGAATGCCACCGAACACCCCGCAGCAAATCACCCAACGAGGTCAGGGAGACCCCGGCCAACGTCAGGTTCTCTTCCAACCCCAGGAGCGGGTGGTGGACACCTATCAGGCTCCTGTCCAGGACGATGCCCTTCACGGTCTCCTTACGGGCCTCCAGAGCTTTAACCCAGCGCTCCAGCAGTACGTGGACCTTAAGAACCAACAGGACGCCACGCAGGCTTTCAAGCAGGGAACCGCTCAGGGCCAACTGGCTGACGCTGGTTTGGTCGATGCGAAGACTGGCGGTATTAAGGTCCCGCCACCTCCCGATGACCTGAAGATTGACCCAGCGTTTAACTCCACGTTCGCTGCTGGCTATCGCAATTCGGTTGGCGCGAAGATTGGCAATCAGGTTCAGACTGACATCCTGAGCGCCTATTCGCAGAACAAGAACACGGACGGCTTCAATCCTGAGCAGTTCCTTCATGACCAGGTAGCGCAGCACACAGCGGGCATCACTGACCCGGCTATCGTTGACCAAGTGGCAAAGAGCGTGGCCGCTACGGCTGACCACGTTCGCCAGGACTATGCTCAGGTCCAGCTCCAGCGCCTGAAGGAAACCGCAGTGGGGAATCTCTCCGCTGTGGCCGATGGCGTTCTGGACCCCACGAAGCCGCTCTCACAGATGTGGGAAGGTATCCAGAAGACTCTGGAGCCGATGCGCAGTCAGATGGGCATGCAGACACGCCCTGAGATGGCTGACATGCTTCTGGATAAGGTGGCCAATCTGTCTCAGCAGGCTGGTGGCCGTCCTGAGCTGTTTGACCTGTTCTCCCAGTTCAAGGACCCTAACACGGGCCTCACGTTGCAGCAGATGAATCCGAAGATTCAGACTGAAGCCACCCGTATGAGGGCTAGGGCTGTCGAAGAGCAGAACGCTCGCATCGAGCAGGGCCAGCAGACGGACTTCTTCAAGCGCACCGTGGCTGATGAGGACGCAGCGAGTAACGGCAAAGAGCCGGATATCAATGACTTCGTGAATCGCATTGGCCCGCTTAACCAGTTCAAGACTGCCAGTGCTGCCCTAGGTGAGTATCGACGTTTGCAGGGCATGGCTGACAAGGCTCAGGGGGACGCTCAGGCGGTCCAAGCGGTTGGCAATGGTACGGCCTGGGCTCTCGATAAGAAGACCGCTCAGGGGGCTCTGGACACGGCACAGCAGCCTGACGTGAACACACTCATGAAGGTGGCCTCCAGTGCAACTGCTGGTGACCCTTCGCAGCTCCCTGAGGTCCAGCAGGCTATCAAGTCCATCACGGACATCACGGGGCGCTCTGGCCGCAGCGACCTCGCTAACACCAACCTCAAGGCTCTCATTGATGGAACCGTAAATGCAGTCCCTCCGAAAGATGGCCAGCCTTCGAGTCAGTTTAAGTTGGCGGCAGCGCTTTATGCTGGCCTACCTGACCAGCTTCGCTCACTCTATTTCGATGAGAAGGCTTCGGCCCTCTTTGGCTCCTACAGCAAAGACCGCTCGGCTGGCGTAGACGACAGCACAGCGTACTCCACCGCGTACAAGTCGGCATCTCCTGAGGCTCAGAAGTTCGCCAAGGAACTCACGAGCAATCCTGAGTGGAAGGCTAACGTGACCAAGCAGGTGTCTGGGCTCACCACGGACTGGTATCAGCGCATTCCTGTGGTTGGTCGAATCTTCGGTGGGTCTCCGCAGAATGAGCAAGCCACGTCTACCTGGGCTCAGCTCCAGCTTCGGGACTTCTACACGCGGAACCCCACGGCATCCGACAGTCAGGCTAAGGACTGGATTCAGAATCAGGTGAAGACGAACTTCGTCTATGACCCTGTGAACAAGGTGGACCTACAGGTTCCCCCGAACCAGGCCAATGATCAGACCGCAGAGGCCATGAAGACGTACATCGAGAAGGCGCGGCAGACCTACGGCGAGGATGCAAACCCTGGCCTCATTTACGGCAAGGATGGGCAGTACACGCTGGCTGCGTTCATCAACGGCGCTCCGGTACACAAGCTGGCTGATGTGTCGTTTGACCAGATCATTCAGCAGAACGCCAGCACCAAGCTGCTGTCCTCGGATGAACGCACGGCAATGGCAGGGCTGCAATCTAAGCTGAACGCTGGCACTGCTACGACGCAAGACCTCATCGACAATGCGCCGCTCCTTGCCAAGGCGGGCAACCTCAGGCAGATCAACGACACCACCCAGGGGCAAATCGCTAGGGTCCGCGAAGACGCCTTCAATGGCTCCTTGAATAACGTCTTCAACTTCCCCACGATGCCAACGACCTTCGCTGGTCTATCTGGTTCCCGCCTCACGGGTCAGGGCTCGAAGATTCAGGTGAACCAAGCGGGCAACTTCATGGGCTCTCTCGATTACGCATCGGCTCTCACAGCGATGGGCGAAGGGCTTGTGCTTAAGGCGACTCCCGACCCGAACCCGAAGGCTGGCAACAACATCGGCTACGGCTACAACCTGAACGCTAACGCAGCGACCATCGGGGAAGACTTCCGGCGCGCTGGGATTCCCGCCACGTCCATTGAGGGAATCAAGAACGGCACCACTCAGATTACCCCTGAGCAGGCCGCTCGGCTTCTCCAGGTGACCATCCCGCGATACACGGAGCGCGCCAAGCAGGCGGTGGAAGCTGCACACCCCGGACTCTGGCCGATGATTAACGACAGCCAGAAGGCTGCCCTCACAGATGTGGCCTATCAGGTTGGCGATGTCAGTCAGTTCAACAAGGCCATCGGCGCACTTGCGCGCAAGGACATCCCGGCATTTCAGGATGCCCTGAAGGTGACCTACAAGGGGGATGACGGTAACCGGCATGAAGACGTGCGCCGGAACAACCTCCGTTCTCTCATGATTAATGGTCCGATTGCTTTCCTCCAAGGTCTCAAGGAGGCTGCGCGGACATCTAACTAACTCCGCACATGGCAGACACGACCACGCTTGACAGCGCAGTAGCAGCAGTACGGGCAGACCAGCAGGCGAGTCCGAGTCCAGCTCCGGTTATCCAGCAGACACCCTACCCCGTTGACCAATACTCGCAGCTTCAGGCGAAGCAGGCACGGGAAGCAGGCACGTCCAAGCTGGATTACCTTGGTGCTATGTGGCGACAGGACTCCTGGATTCCGGGAGCCATCGACCACTGGGCGGGCAACCAGCTACAGCCTGACCCGGCATACAACCCGTATGACGATGCAACGCATAAGGACCTGACGGATGGGGTATGGCCTGAGTTTCAGGGGCAGTTCGCCCAGGCCACCTCCGCTGGTCAGGCAGCATGGATCAAGCAGAACATCCTTCAGAAGCAGAAGGACCTGGAGACCCTTGGCGACCTCGGCACCTCAGGCAACGTTGGCCGCTTCGCTGCGGGTATGGCGTTCGGCTTGGTGGACCCCATCAACCTGGCAGCTATGGCAGCTTCAGGTGGCACCTCGCTAATCGCTAAGGGCGCAGCTCAGGCAGCGCGGGTGGCCGAAGGAATCAACGTGGCAGCTCAGGCTGCATCGGAAGCATCCCGCATGCGCCCCATCGCTACAGGGATGCTGACGGCTGGGGGGCTTGGTGTGTCCACTGAGCAGCTACGCCAGCAATACAACTTCGAAGACGACACCGCTGGTGTCCTGAAGGCTGGTGTGATGTCGATGGCGTTCGCAGCCCCGTTCGTTGGCCTCCACGCGCGCGAGCAGCTTCGCTTGCAGGAGAACGCGGGGATGGAGAACGCAGCTATCGACTCACTGGCGAAGCAACAGGCTGGCCACGAGCTGACCCCTGAGGAACACGCCAACCTCCAGCAGTACACAGAGAAGCTTCAGCAGGCAGCCAAGGTGGATGCTGGGGTGGCTGAGCAAGCTCCTGAGGTCACCGGCCCTAAGTTCGATGACGTGCAGCGTAAGAAGTACACGGATGCGTTCGACCAGTACGATGCTGAGCAAGCGGCGCTGAAGAGCAAGCAGCTCGGTGACCTGGCCTTGGACAGCCACATCGCTAAGGCATCCGAAGACCAACGCTTGGCTGACGTTCTGGCGCGTGTGAATGGCCCTGACGAAGCGCCTAACGCCATGCAGCAGGCGTTCGCTAAGGCACTCGGCAAGAAGCCTGAGGAAGTCACCGCGAAGCCTGTAGAAGGCTCTGAAGGTGGTGGCAGCCTGGATGCTCCTTGGGCTGGCGAGCGGGCACATGACGAAGCGCTCCCGGCTCTCCATCACGAGCACGTGTGGTGGGATGACGGCACGGGCATGAATGAAGGCCGCGTGGTCGATGAGAATCCTAAGACCGGGGACCTAACAGTGGAGCACCCGGAAACCGGGGAGACCACTCAGGTGAACCGTTCGGACCTCCACGAGCTTTCCCCTGGACGTGCTGAGCCGAAGCCAGCAGCAGGGTTCCTGGGCGGCTCTATCGGCGCAGCTCAGGTGGCTCCTGTACAGGGCCTGTGGGAGCAGTCCACGGCGATGGCGAAGTGGAAGAAGGTTCCCACGCGCTGGGACTTCTTCACCCACCTCAACCAATCGGAGAACCCGCACCTTCAGTTCCTCGGATTCAAGCTGGTCAAGGATGCTATCGGCATTGACCCGCACGAAGCTCAGGGCTGGTCAGCATCGGAGCTGAAGTCTCAGTATCGACGTGAGCTGGGCGGCGCATTCCACATGGAAGCTCGCCACGCCTATGACGACGCCATCAAGACCCGCAAGCTCCCCCTGAACAGAGCCATTCAGTTTCATCGGCAGTTCTATGCTGATGTCTCTCGCGTGGCCCGTGGTGACACTGATGTTCTCAAGGCCAATCCCGACATCGCCCCGCATCTCCAGAAGGCCGCTAAGGCTCAAACCGAGTTCTACGCAGAGATGCGTAACCGGTTGGAGAAGGCTGGCGTGGAGGGTGCGGATAATCTTCCCGATAACCCCCAGTACGTGAATCGCCAGTGGAGGCAGGACAACATCCGCCAAGCGTTCGCCAAGTACGGCAATGACCTCTATCAGGCAGTGGCTAACGCCATCCAGGTTCCGGGACTGACTGGTGACATCTCCAAGGCTAAGAGCTTCATGGATGCGGTGATGAAGCTGGAATTCAGCCACGCCATGCAGGACATCCACCTGTACTCCAAGGACCTCGTTACGCTCCGCGATGAGTTGGGCAAGGCGGGGCTGTCGGACCACGAGATTAACTCGCTGGTGGACCTGATGTTCGACCGCAAGGCTGGTAATGCTGGGGACGCTGGCCAAGCTCCAGCTCTGAAGTACCGCTTCGCTCTGGATGAGAACCACATGGAACGCATGCCTGACGGCTCCACGTTCAAACTCTCGGACCTCTTTGAGAACGACTCACGCATTCTGGTGGACCGCTATCTGAATTCGATGGGTGGTCACTTGGCATTGGCTGAAGTCGGCATCAGGTCCCGCTCGGAGTTCATGCGGCACATGCGGGCAGCGGAGAAGTATCACGAAGAAAACGCGTCGATGACGCAGAGCGCTGAGAAGTTCAACCGCAACAAGCAGTTTGCTCAGGACCTCTACGACCACATCACTGGCCGTCCGATGTCCACTCAGAGCTTCAATCGTGCTGACCGCTTCCTGACCGCTTCGCGCGCTGTGACTCGCTCCACGATGCTGGGCCAGCTTGGGCTGATGGCATCCCTGGAGATGAAGAACGCTATCGCGCTATCGTCAATGCGCGCTATGCGCCTCCATATGCCCACCTTCACGGGCATCCTCCGTAGCTTCAGGGCTGGCCATCAGCCAACGCTGGGGCTCGCTCGGGACATCGAGATGATTACCGGCTTTGGCCGTGAGCATGTGTCTTCGTACTCCCGGCAGCATGAGATTACGGACTACACCTATGACCGTGGTCTGACGCGATACGAGAATGCTGGTAACACGCTATCGCACATCGTTGACCACTTTTCAGGTAACTCGCACGTCACCTCAGCATCCCGCAACCTGACCGGACGCATGATGGTCCAGAAGCATCTGGACTTCGCCACGGAGCGGGTCAAGATGTCGGAGAAGCAGCGGGAGCGCATGGTTCATCAGGGGGTTTCCTACGATGACCAGCCGGATGTGCATGATGCCCTGAAGAAGTACACCACGATGGACCAGAAGACCGGCGCAGCACAGACGGTCAATTGGGAGGACTGGAGCAAGAACAACCCGGAGACGTACAGCAAGTTCCAACTGCTGCTGTCCCGTGAGGTTCGCGACGCCATCCAAGACCATGATGTGGGTGAGTCAATCCCGTTCATGCACACCACCGTGGGCAAAATCTTTACGGAGCTGAAGACCTTCGTACTGGCTGGCCATGCGAAGCAGTTCCTGAAGAGCCTGCACTATCGCGATGCGACTACGTTCGTTCAGTGGGCATACTCGTTCGTTGGCGCTGCGCTGGAATACTCGATGCAGCAATCCATCAACTACGCACACGACCCCGACAAGCTGAAGGACAAGCTCTCTCCCGCTGCAATCGCATGGGGAGCCATCCCCCGGATGCCTGTGCTAGGTCTCATGCCGAACTTGATGGAGACCGTGTACAACCCAATCAGCGGCGGTCAAACGCTGTTCACCAACGGTACTGCAAATACGGACAATCGCAACCTGTTCATCACCCCAACGATGACACAAGCGATGCGGATGATGTCTGCTGGTCAAGTTATGGGAACCGTTCTGAATCCATTCAGTGCCAACACCATCACCCAGAAGGACATGCGCGATGCTCTGTACGCAATCCCCGGAGGAAACATGTTCGGGATGCGTAACGTGAACGACATGATTAGCAGCAACTTCCCGAAGTTCAAGCCCCGCCCACAGAACTAAAAGATGGCGGAAGGTAAAGCAGTGAGACCCCGGCGCATTCGTGTGCTGGGGAAGCGTTACGACATCTCGTATGTAACTGAAGACCAGCTCCCTGACGCATACGGCTTGTGCCATCGCGGGGAGCAGCGCATTGAAATACGTGACGGACTTCCCGCTGGTGAGGAAGCCGATACGGTTCTACATGAAATCCTTCACGCCATCCTCCACGGAATGGGCGTGCAGCTTTCCGAAGCGGTTGAAGAGAAGTTCGTTCTGGCCACCGCTTCCGGCCTCATCAGTGTCCTTCAGGACAACCCTAAGTTCTCCAAGTGGCTCATTAAGCCGCGCGGCTGATTCCCTCCTGGCTCCCGTTCGCGGAGCCTACACAAACCTTCAGAGGCTCAATGTACTACTCTAGGTCCGTTTATAGCGGAGATGGGGCTACGTCCGTCTTCGCCGTCAGCTTCCCCTTCCTTGATCGCTCGCACGTACAGGTCAGTGTGGACGGGGTAGCGCTGACATCCGGTACAGGTTATTCCTGGATCAATAGCAGCACGCTCCAGCTCGCCACCCCGCCCAAGGTAGGCGCATCAAACATCGATGTTCGCCGCATCACCCCGAAGGATGCAGCCCAGGTTGTGTACAGCGCTGGCTCTACGCTGACTGACAGCGACCTGAACACTGAAACCCTTCAGCTCCTGTACACCCTTCAGGAGTTCCTTGACGATAACGCAGGACGCCTTGGGGTCATCAACCCGAACAGTAATACGGTTCAGGACTGGGATGCCCTAATGCGCAGGCTGACCAACGTTGCTGTCCCTATTGCAGGGGCCGATGCGGTCAACATGGGCTGGGTTCAGGGCCAGCTAGTGGGACTCGTAGCGAATGGCGTAGGGGCTCCTGTAGTCAGCTCTATGACTGCCGTGCGAGCCACGTCCAAGACCAAGGCCACAACCCTATTCGCTACTGGCTACAGCAGCGCTGGCGATGGTGGTGGGGGTGTGTTCTGGCTTGACCCTAACGACACGACCAGCGCTGACAACGGCGGCACCGTCATCGTGGCAGCAGACGGCGGGCGATGGAAGCTGCACCATGCGGGGAAGGTGTCTCTCAAGCAGTTCGGCGCTAAGGGTGATGGGGTATCCGACGATACAGCAGCCATTATCAGCGCGATTGCTACCGGCCTGACAATCTTCCTACCGAATGGCATCTATGTCATGGCGAACACCGTGTTCGCAACGGGCATGACGCTGGAAGGTGAGGACAAGTTTAAAACGGCCATCAAGTGGGCCGCCAACTCACCGGAATCAAACCTGTTCGGCTTTAATAACGCCAATGTCAGGGTTGCGATTAGCAACCTTACGATTGATTCAAACCAGCAAAACCAGACGGACTCTACCGGCTACTACGGTGCTATTGGTGGCTCATTTGCGAATGGCGCGCGCCTGCACCTGAGTGGAGTCGTGTTCAGGAATGGGCGCATCTCTGACATCTATCTCAGCGGGCCGGTTGGGGCCAATGAGTTTGCCTCCGTAGCCATCCAAAACTGCCTGTTCACTGATGGGCTTGTTGGGAACGCAACACGCGCGGCTCAGGCTCTTGGTCTGTCTGAAGGCTTAGCTATTGACTTCAGCAACAACCAGATGATTCAGACGGTAGCCCCTACGAGTTATGGGCGCGGTGGGTTGATCGTTCAACGTGTGCCTGGTTCTACATCCCTGGCGTTTGCTACTGTCTCGGTGAAGGATAACTACTTCCTGAACTTCGGCATCTCAAGTAGCAATGTGCTCGGCTGCGTCTACATCTACTCTGGCGCGGAGCAGGTGATTATCAGCGGTAATGAGGCGAAGAACAGCTACGGCGCTGCGTACTGCGCTAAGGCAGACTCCGGTAACGTCATCATCTCTAACAACAGCGTGGTGAACCACTATGATGCGAACGTGGCCGCCATCGTGTTCTTTAATCAGGCTGTCACCTACACATCGTCAATTGGCCTGAACCTTGTTATTGAAGGCAACGTTGTTAAGAACGCCCAAACGTCTGCCATCTTTGTGGACGGCGCTCGGGTTGGGTTGTCGAATTTCGGAAATGTCGTTATCGCCAATAACGTCACCTATGGTGGGGCATACGGCATCCGTTACCGGAACGTCAGCGGCATCCGAGTGAGCGGGAACTTCCTTAACGCGCCCACTGCTTCGTCAATCTTTGCAGAATCGCAAATCGGAGACTGCACTATTGTCGGAAACACTGTAGCGAATGGCTCTGTGGGTATTGACATCAACGGCACTACAGACAGTGCCCGCATGGAAATCTCACGCAACTTCGCTAGTGCGCTGACCGGCCCTGCAATTCGAATCCGCACTTCAGTGGAGAGCTTCCTTATTGAGGGTAATGACATTGTGGGCTGTTCCTCCGCATTCGTCACAACCGGCGCAACGCAGATGAGTTCGATTCGCAACAACACAGTACGTGGCGAAACAACTTCATGGGACAAGACGGGAACCTATTCCGGCTTGCAGTTTGAGAACAATATCTTCTCGGTAGCCGTCGGGTTTTCGACACGAACCCTAGCCATCTCGTCCGGAGCCATTACCGCGTTCGCAGATTGGCACTATGTGGACACGGACAGCGGAGCTTCGGCCAGTGACCTCAACACGATCAACGGCGCTTACGATGGTAGGCGGCTCGTTCTGTTCTGCGCTGCTACATCGCGGATTGTGACGCTCCGCAACGGCGTAGGTAACCTGAAGCTGGCTAGTGACTTTGCCATCGCCAAGGGGACCTCCACCATTACGTTGATGGCGCGCGGTGGTAGTTGGTACGAGCTGATGCGCAGCGCGAACTGATGTCACTCCTTCTAATCCTGTAGCCACCTTCGGGTGGCCTTCCTTTCCTAGAACCATGCAAATCGCAGAACACACGAAGACCCTCCTTACGCTGGCCGGTATCGGTGCAGCGATCACGCTCGGTAAGCTGCTGTCTGAAGGTGAGCCGATGAACCTCAAGCGAGTGGCCGGCCGTGTCATTGTCGGCTCTGGCTTGAGCATGATTGCCTCCGCTGTGGTGGCCGTCTACCCGAACCTCCCGATTGAAGGTGTGTGCGGTGTCTCCGCAGCGCTCGCCATCTTCGGGGTCCACTTCCTTGAAGACCTGGTGAAGGCCAAGTTTGGCATCGCTTCAGGCGGGGACCGCGCGCAGTGAGTCAGGCATCCAAAGAGGCCCTTAACGAGCTTCACGGTCTAATCGCTGAAACCCTCACGGGGGCCATCAAGGCCTTCAAGGGGAAGACCGACCCAGAGGATTTGAAGGGCCTTGCAGCCCTCGCTAACGTTGCCAAGAGCTTCCTCAAGGACAACGGCATCGAAGCCCTCCCATCCGCCAATAAGCCCCTCCAGGGGCTCGCTGAAGTTCTTCCGTTCCCCGGCCATGTTGGCGGGGAAGGTGAGGACGATGAGCCTCAGTCAGATTCCGGCTGATTTACAGCCCCTCTACGGGGCTCCCATCTTTTACCCACACGCTTCCACTAGGGAATGTCTCCCGGATGCGTGTGCGGCCTCCTGACGCTTCCTGGAGTCAATGACAGAGCAAGCCGTAGACCCACTGAAGCAAGACTTCAGAAACTTCCTGTATCTGGTGTGGCGTCACCTTAACCTGCCAACCCCCACCCCAGTCCAATACGACATCGCCCGGTTCCTCCAGCATGGCCCTAAGCGGCGCATTGTGGAAGCCTTCCGTGGCATCGGCAAGAGCTGGATCACCGCAGCCTATGTGCTGTGGCTGCTGTACTGCAATCCCGAAGAGCGCATCCTGGTGGTGTCCGCATCGAAGGGCCGCGCTGATGCGTTCTCAGTGTTCGTCAAGCGGCTCATCGCTGAGATGCCGCTGCTTCAACACTTGAAGCCGCGAGAGGGCCAGCGGGATTCCATCGTGGCCTTTGACGTTGGACCAAGCTCCGCTCACCAGGCCCCTTCAGTTCGCTCCGTTGGCATCACTGGACAGCTCACTGGTGGCCGCGCTACGCACATCATTGCGGATGACGTGGAGGTTCCGAACAACGCGCTGACCCAGACCATGCGGGACAAGCTGGCTGAGGCAGTGAAAGAGTTCGATGCTGTGCTGGTTCCTGGCGGTGTCATCACCTACCTGGGCACCCCGCAGACCGAGATGAGCCTGTACAACGTTCTCCCTGAGCGTGGGTATGTGGTTCGTGTGTGGCCCGCTCGTTTCCCTAACGCTGCCCTCAGGGCTCGCTACGGTGACCGGCTGGCTCCGTTCGTTGCCCGCAAGCTGGACAAGGACCCAACGCTGGCTGACCAGTGCAGTGGCCGTGGCGCTGCTGTTGAGCCCTCACGGTTCCATGACCTGGACCTACTGGAGCGCTCAGCATCGTATGGCCGTACCGGCTTCGCCATGCAGTTCATGCTGGACACCAGCTTCTCAGACCAGGACAAGTACCCGCTGAAGCTCTCAGACCTCATGGTTCTGAACCTCAGCATGGACATCGCTCCGGTTAAACTGGCGTGGGCATCAGGCCCTGACCAGATGCTGAAGGACCTCCAATCGGTTGGCCTTCAGGGTGACCGCTGGTATCGCCCACTGTTTGTCTCCAAGGACTTCGTTGAGTATCAGGGCTGTGTCCTCTCCATCGACCCATCAGGACGTGGCGGGGATGAGACCAGCTATGCTGTGGTGGCTATGCTCAATGGCTTCCTGTACCTTCTGTCTGCTGGTGGGTTCAAGGGCGGCTATGAGGATGCAACACTCCAGTCCCTTGCCGATGTCGCTAAGAAGTTCAGGGTGAAGCACGTGACCGTGGAGCCTAACTTCGGTGACGGCATGTTCACGAAACTGCTGACCCCGTTCCTGACCCGCACGTATCCCTGCACCACTGAAGAGGTCCGCAGTAGCGGCCAGAAGGAAAGGCGCATCATCGACGTGCTGGAGCCAGTGATGAACCAGCACAGGCTTGTGGTCGATGAAGCTCTGGTTGAGCGGGACATGGAGAACTACAACGAGTATCCCCATGAGAAGTTCCACCAGTACCAGCTCTTCTACCAGATGTCCCGCATCACCCGTGAGCGTGGGGCGCTGGCCAAGGATGACCGCATTGACGCCTTGGCTATGGCTGTGGCCTACTGGGTGGAGCAGATGGACAAGGACACCCAGAAGGTCCTGGATGACCACAAGGAAGAGATGCTGAGGCTGGAGCTTGAGAAGTTCTCTCAACACGTCCTTGGGTATGCCCCTCCGAGTGACAATTGGGGCGATGGGTGGGCATGATGAGCTGAACGGCTGTAAGCCTTACTGGCTGGGCGAGAGCGGGGATTCTGCGGTCTAAACCCTTACTCTCGCCCTAAATGGGCAGGGCGAAGCCCTATAGAGATACTCTTAGAGATAATCTATAGGGTATCTAGAGATGCCCTTAGGATTGTCTATTGGCTGCCCTAGCGCTCCGCTTAGCCCAGTACATCCACACAGCCACCACAAGAGCGATGACCACTCCGATGTAGAAGTAGGTCCCTTCGTTGGTGGCATTGCTGACACGGATGCCTGAGAGCACTGCGGCTATCATGATGGCGAGCTGTATGAGTTTCATAAGGGTCTCCTAGCGGGGGCCTAAATGTTACCCGGAAAAATCTCAGTGGGTATCTGATAAAGTCCCGGAGCGGAATTCCCCCCCCCGCGGCCCTCCCGTACGCACAGGCACCCGCACCCTCCTTGACGCGCATCAGGTAACACGCGCGAAACCCTGACGCACACGCGCGCATCCCATCAGCAGCGCGGCCAGGAAGAGCCCTTCTGGTCACGCTTTAAGGCACACCTAACGCTAAGCTGTTGATTCCATTAGGCTGCCAACGGATTAGTTATCCGGTATCACCATTCACAGACTCCTAACGGGCTGGCTCAGGTCATCGAGCTGGCCCATTTTTTTGGCCTCATGACTTCCAGTAATGCAACTCATGCTTATGTGCATGTTTGTGCATGTGCGTGAGCACACCTATTTTTTTTTCCTTGCTCAGCTCACCCTACGCCACCCTTCAGAACACCGCTAGGACCTCATCAGAAGCCCTACAGCGTCCCGCTACTAGCTCACTGATGCCAACCTATAGACCAACCCAGGCAGCCCGCTATGAGTGCATCAGTTCTATTTGAGATTTTTATCGTTTAGGGGTTGACATTCTCATGTGGAACTCTTTACAGTGGAGTCCTGTTGTACGGTTTCACTCGCAAACAAGCCATGAGGTAGCCCGATGGGCCTGGCATACAGGAAGAAAACGAAACGGATAATAGGTGCTCAGAAGTGAGCCCTTTCGTTTAGCCGAAGCATTCCACTAAAGGAACATATGATGACACTAACGCAGATAATACGAGCTGGCGCTGACTACGCTGGCGATGCTCACATTGAAGTCAACAGCGCCCAGGAATGGGTATCCATTGGTGATGAAGTCTTTTTGCAGGGCGATGAAGCAAGGGTCTTTATTGATGAGGCTGAGCGCCTCTGGAATGAAGCGGGCGATGTCGGCATTGATGAGTGCTGGGCGCACCTGGCCGGACCCTATCTTGATAGCCTGGAGTGACTGACTGTGTACAAAGAGGCAGACATTGCTTACGAGAATGCCACGCACTGGGTGCTGAGCGTTGGCGCTAGGGGTTATGAGGTCTACCGTAAGACCATCACGCATTCCGTGCGTTGCGCTCAGATTGGGCACGGTGCAGCGCCTAACCTTGGCATCACTCGCGCCATTGCTGAGGCAGACCTCAGACATGCCTTAAGCTTGGCCTAACAGTTCCACTGGAGCAACACATGTTCACCCTAGTCCACCGCTTAACCGGCTCAATAATACGGCGCTTCGATTCCCTGGGTGATGCCTTGGGAGCCTTGCAAGATGCCGCAGTGCCTGAGCTGTACTACATCACCAATCGAATCTAAGGGGAATCACCATGCAAGCTATCGTTACCACGTTCGTTAATCCGACCAACACACGTGGCCCGCGTATCCGCGCTAAGTGTGAAGCTGGCTCCGTTACTATCCCGTTCCCGCATGAATACAGCGATGTCAGGGCTTACGCGGTGGCAGCTATGGCACTGGTGCGTAAGCTGGGCTGGAATGAGAAAGGCTATGAGCAATCCTGGGTGGGCGGTGCAATGCCCGGTAACGCTGGCTACTGCTTTGTAATTCAGTCGAAGCTTGACACGTTCGCTCCTGACTTCGGGCAGCAGCTCATTTAACTCGCCCCTAGCGTTCCACTACAGCATCACATTAGCGCGCCTGTCGTCCACCTGACCCAGGCCGCTAGATAAACCGGATGAATGCCCTGAGTTGGCCGTCTGGTTCATCTAGCGATGTCCGCTAGTCCCCTTCTGGAGGCTCCACAGTGAATCCGCAAACCGTAACGAAGCATTACCTGATAGCCGCCCTGTGGTCATCGACGGATGAGCATGGCGAACCCCTTGATGCGGTCTATACGGTCGATGACATCGCACCGGAAGCCCAGGCTAAAGCGCTGGAAGACTGCACAGACTTTATTGAAGCTCACGCGCGCCAGCTTAGCGGCCTGTCTGCTGAGCAAATCGGGCACGACTTCTGGCTCACGCGCAACCATCACGGAGCGGGCTTTTGGGACAGAGGTCTGGGAGACCTGGGCCAAGCCCTGACTATCGCAGCTCACGTGTATGGCGGTTGTGACGCCTATGTGGGCGATGACGGCCTGATTTACCTGAGCTGAGGCTAAGCCATGCACCGTGATTCCATCCGCTTCCGTGATGTCTGGGCCGCTCCTGGCTCAGCTCTTCACCAAGCGCTTACCGATGGCGACACCGAGAAAGCGTCAGCCATCCATCGCCAATGCGAGCACGACATGTGGAAGTCTCAAGGGGAGAGCCTGTATCACCTGGTAGCCATCAATGAGCGCTCAGGCCGAAAGGTGTACCTGACCGGTTATCCAATGCTGCATCACATGTGCTGCGTGATGAAGAGCAAGACATCGACACATAAGGATGTCCGCATCCAATTAGAAGAGGTGGCCGCGTGATGCGCCCTGCTGCCTCTCACCTGTTCGCCCAGGCGCGCGCCTATGCCCACGCTCACAAACCCACTAGCGCACTGATTCACGCCCTGGCGGATGCCGTAGCGCGTGAGCTGGCGCATGTGATGGGCGGTCCCGTAACCATCTCGCTACCTGGCCGTGTGGTCATCACGAGGTCACCCGGAGACAAGCCGCAATGAATGAGCCGCTGCGCATGTTCCTGGAAACCTTCGCCCTGATTTTCGCCTGTGTGGTCATCGCTGGTGGCGCGGCTTACCTGGTCGATGCTGTTCGTCTGTTCCTGGGGAAGGGCAATGATGAGTGATCTGGGCTATCGAATATTGAAGCGCATGAAGCCGCTAGTCCCCATATAAGCCCGCTCAGGGCTTCCGTTTGTTTACCCGTAGCGTTCCACTAGGGAATCATAACCAAGGGCGCTATGGGCCTGTAAATCAGTCCTGGAGGTGTTGCTATGCCTTACTTGATTGAAGCCCAGGCTACACGGGGTTATGTGTGCAGGGTCAGTTTCAGGGTCAAGCGTGATGCTTTTGCAGTGGCTCAGATGTGCGCCTGTCTGTTGCATTTTCCAGACAGCGAGCGGGACCTTCTGAAGGAATCTCGCTTAGGCCCAGCGATGCCTGAGCTGACCGTTACAGCGAGCACTGGCAGGGTAACGGTTAGGCGGGTTCAGTAAGGCCCAGCGCAGTCCCGCCCTGGAAGCTCAGGGCGCTCCCTAGGTCACCTTGATATGGCCCAGTTTTGCCTAATCAGGATGGCCCAGTGAGCTTTGAATCAGAATTGTTGCAGGACCTGTAAGAGAAATTGGGTTCGTATGAAGATTCCACTTGAGGAACATATTACCGTTTGCAAGTCAATTCTATGTAAATGCTGCATGTAATAGCGTTTAACAATTTGAAAGGCTGTGCATCCATACAGTAATCTTCATACCTTCCCGTTACAACTCGTAACAGCTTGCTGATTCAAATCCCTCAATCCATTCCTTCCACATGGGGAACTGTTGTATGCTGCTGTCTTTTGCTGGTTTTGCCGCCCACATTGGCCACGATTACATAGAGCGCAACGGGCGCAAGGTATCGCTATTCGAGTTTCGACGGGAAGAAACCGGGGGCCTTGAAGTTCTCATTCTGCGGCGCTGGCTGTTGTCCATTGGTCGCAGCATTCAATAGAAGACAAGGGGTAGGAAATGAGCATCACCGCACTTCACGTGGCAGCAGAGGTTCTGCAAATCTTTCGCCAGCTCAGTGCTGACAAACTGGAAAAGCAGGACGTCCCGCCTAACCTGGTAGTGGTGTTTGCAGCAGTGGCAGCAAATCCTGGCCGTTCCCTCAAGGAACTCCAGGAGACCACAGGACTAGGCCAGGCGGTTATGTCCCGCTCATGTGCGATGCTGGGCAGAGGGAAGCCCGCAGCAGGCATTCACGGCCTTGGTCTGGTCAGTGTAGAGGAAGACCCAACAAACTACAGCCGCAAGATTGTCAGCCTGACACCGGAAGGTGAGCAGCTACTGGCAACCATTGACGAGCAGTTAGGCAGGTTCGTAAGACAGCGACCTGGTAAGGCCCAGCAGTAAGCATTCAGGCCACCTTTGTGTGGTCTGTTTCGTTTCATAGGAGGGACCTTTGATGATTAAGCTGAGAGGCAAAACCTGGTGGACTGACTTCTACGATGACTCGGGTGAGCGCGTCAGGAAGTCCCTCCACACGAAGGACAAGAAAGAGGCCCTACAGCGAGCAGCCAAGATTGCCTCAGGAGGCTCGCTCAGGCCAACCTCAGGAGCTGAGCCTTCGTATGGCCCAACCCTGGAGCAAGCCTGGAAGCGCGGGCTGAAGGAGTACGGCAAGTGGCGCGATGCGAAGTCGCCCAAGACTCTTGAGGGGACGTGGAAGTTCGTTGAGAGCTTCTTCGGGGCTGACACCCGGCTGGCTTCAATCGACACCGCGCGCATCACGGAGTACGCGAGCAGCATGCGGGAGGCTGAGCTGTCAGGGAGCACTATCAACCAGCGGCTGTCGTTTATCTCTGTCCTGTTCAAGGAGGCCATCACTGTCTGGGGCTTCACCGAGTTGGTCATCCCCAGGATTGCACGGGCCAAGGTGGGCCAAGGCAGGACGCGGCGCATCACCCCTGAGGAAGAAGCTCAGGTCATCCACCTGTTCAGTCAGAAGATTCGCCCCAAGCATGCCGACATGGCGGACTTGGTGGCCGTGCTGGTCGATACCGGGATGCGCCTCTCTGAGGTCCTGAGACTGACTGACCAGGACTACAACCTGAAGGAACGCTTCGTTACCTGCTGGGAGAACAAGGCGAGCCACCCGAAGGTGGTCCCGATGACAGACCGGGTGCATCGCATCCTGACCGAACGGGAGAGCATGACGTGTCCGTTTGGGATGCTGGACAAGTTCGCAGCGGCCAACGAGTGGGCATGGGTCAGGACAAAGATGGGGCTCGATGAGGATAAGGAGTTCGTCCTTCACACGCTGCGCCACACAACAGCCTCACGGCTGGCTGATTCTGGAGCTGATGCGTTCCTGATCCAGCGCTACATGGGCCACAAGTCCATCCTGACGACCCAGAAGTATGTTCACGTATCGCCCACCGCCCTGCGTGGTCTAGCAAGCGCCCTTGAAGGCAAGCCAAAGGGTGTGCCCAAGTCACAAAATCCGCGTGACCAAAGGGGCTCAAAAGGAGCGAAAACTAGGGGCCACGTACAGGGAACGAACCGCCAAACCCCCGATGAAAGCGTTAGGATGGACGGTAGGTTTCGGACTTTTAATCCGTTGGTCACAGGTTCGAATCCCGTACGGCCTACCAAAAAATCAAAGGGTTACAGTGCTTCGGCCTGTAACCCTTTGTCGTTTCTGGCGCAGCGTGAACACGGTGCGCAGCATGTGCGAAGGCCTATCACCGCGCAGATTCACTGCGCCCAGAAGGCCCTCCCCTCTCAACCAGACTCCGCCCGCAATTCACTCTTCAGGCCGGATAAGTCCTGCGCGTGCAGGCTCAAAACGTTTTTCAACCGTTCTGCGAGTTCCATCAACTGTTCGATCGAAGCGTGGCATTGTTTGCCGGCATCGCTGGAGAGGCGAGACAGGTTTGCGTGA